GATGGTGGGATGATGAACAAAAGACTCACCAAAACAGTTCCCCCTCAAAAGGGACCTAACTCTCAAGGCATGAGAGGAACAGGTGCTGCGATTCGTGGTACTAAATTCAAAGGAGTATTCTAATGGATATGATTAAAAAACTTTGGAACGATCACCCAAAAAAGAAATGGCTTGTAATCGGTCTAGTTATCGGTTGGGCAGCCGCTCAGATTATCTAATTAATGTTATCTAAATTATTAGGCGGATCTTTAGTAGACACTGTCGGTAAAGTTATTGACAGTGTCCACACTTCAGAGGAAGAAAAAGGTCAAATCAAAATAAAACTTCAACAATTAGAAAACGAAATTAATTCTAAACAAATGGATATCAACTTAGCTGATGCTAAGTCTACTGCCACAGGTATCGGTGGTATCATGCAGCGGTCGTGGAGGCCCCTCATCGGGATGTCCTGTGCGTTAGCTATATTTTGGGAATATGTTTTAAAACAATTCTTAGTATTTATATTGGCAGCATTTAGTGTTGAACACGCACCTCTTCCAGAGCTTGACATGTCGACTTTATTTCCGCTCGTTACAGCTTTACTCGGAATGGCTGGGCTTCGCAGCTTCGAAAAATCTAAGAAAATTACGAAATAGTGCAAACAAATATATATTCAGCAATTTTACGATTAATAACTACTAGACAAGATGACATAAAGTCTGTACTTATTGATGGAAACGTAGAGAATTGGGACAAATATCAATTCCTAGTTGGGCAACTCACTTCTCTTCGCAAACTCGATTCAGATGTTAGGGATCTTTATCGCAAATGGGAGGTAGACGATGACGTCGACAACGGGGCTGATTATGCCCAAAGAAAAAAAGATAGTGGGGATTCAACCCGCTGAGAAACAAGAAGAAAAAAAGAGCGATCTTAATAAAGTTCCAAAGCCAACAGGGTGGAGACTAACTGTTCTTCCATACAAAGGTGTAGGAAAAACTAAAGGTGGCGTTTTATTAACAGATAAAGCAGTAGAAGAGCAACAGATTGCTTCTGTTTGTGCTTTAGTCCTAGAAACTGGACCCGATGCCTATGCAGACAAGGATAAATTTCCACATGGACCTTGGTGTAAAAAAGGTGATTGGGTAATCATCGCAAGATATGCAGGCTCTCGAATTAAAATTGAGGGTGGCGAACTTAGAATTTTAAATGATGATGAAATTTTAGGGACCGTTGAAAGTCCAGAAGATATTTTAGGAGTATATACATGAACGAAGTAGATAGACAAGTTGCTGAACTTCAGGCTCAATCTGAAAAAAAACCAAAAGCTGAGTATTCTGTCGAGGTGGAAAGCGAAGACGTAGCTGCACCTACAGAAGAAAAGGAAATTGAGATTCCTCAAGAGAGTAAAACTTTTGAAGCGGAGGTCGAAGAGACACAGGAAGAACCTGTTGTTGAAGAAACACCAAAGCAAGAGCAAGTTAATTCAGAAGAGGAAGAACCTAAAAAAGATTCAAAAGAAAAATATAGTAAGTCTGTTCAAAAAAGATTTGATGAATATGCTTACCAATTAGGTGAAGCAAGACGACGTGAAGAGGAAGCAATAAAGATTGCTCAAGCTATTAAATCGGAAAGAGATAAGGTTCAAGATGAACTCTCTAAACTTAATAGTGGTTATGTCAACGAGATGGGCGGACGACTAACTGGATCTATGGAAGCTGCAAAAGCAAAGCTTAAAAAGGCAGTAGAAGACCAGGATGCCGACGCTATGGCCTCAGCACAACTAGAAATAGGAAAACTAGGTGCAGAGCAAACCCGTTATGAGCAAATGAAGGCACAAGAAGAGGCTAGAGCAACCGCTCCTAAGCAAGAAAAAGAGGTAGAAATACCTCAACCTCAGCCACAAAATGCTATTAAAGACCCTAAAGCGGAGTCTTGGGCAGCAAACAACGAATGGTTTGGATCAGATAAGGTCATGACAAACGTCGCTTATGCTATTCACGAAGATTTAGTTAATCAAGGTGTTGATCCCCGCACAGATTACTATTATACTGAGATTGATAAACGTATGCGTGAAAATCTTCCGCATAAGTTTCAACAAGATTCTTCATCAGAAGAACCCGCAAAGCAACAGCCCGTCCAGACCGTTGCAAGCGCACATCGAAACAGAGGCACAGGACGCAACGTAGTTAAGTTGTCAAGTACAGAAGCGGCTATCGCTAAACGACTTGGTCTTTCCAACGAGCAATATGCGTCGGAAAAACTAAAGTTACAGAGGAGGTAACGTTATGATAAATAAAACACCTAGATCTGCATCCACAAGGGATAAAGAAGCACGCAAAAAAAACTGGCAACCACCAAGCTCGCTTGAAACACCGACACCACCTGAAGGTTTTAAATTCAGATGGATTAGGGAATCAGTGCATGGATATCAAGATAACAAAAATGTTATCGGTCGAATTAGACAAGGTTACGAACTTGTCCGAGCAGATGAATATCCAGACTTTGATTTTCCTACGGAGTCCACAGGACAATACAAAGGTATTGTTTCAGTGGGAGGACTATTACTGGCAAAGGTGCCATTAGAGATCGCAGCGGAGAGAGATAAATACTACTCCGACCAAACAGAACGTCAACAGGAAGCTGTTGATAACGATCTTCTAAAGGAGCAACATCCTTCAATGCCAATTAATAAGCCCGAGCGACAAACTAAAGTTACGTTCGGTGGCTCGAAGAAAAGTGAATAATTTTTAATCGGCCTAAATGTAACGCTTACTAATAAAAAATACTTTAAGGAGTAATAAAATGGCAAACTTAAGTTCAGGTTTCGGATTCCGACCAAGTAGAATGCTCGGCAGTGGTTATAATACTACTGGTCAAACTGAGTACACTATTGGTAACAACGAAGGATCCGCAATCTTTCAAGGTGATCCAGTTATATTAGTAGCGAATGGCGCTATTGATATAGGATCAACTGCTGGCGCAGAACTTCTGGGTGTGTTCAATGGTTGTGAGTATGTTGACCCAACAACTAGCAAACCAACATTCAGCAACTACTATCCAGGAAGCATCGCTGCAGACAATATAAAAGCATTCGTCATCGACAACCCAGATGCGGTTTTCGAAGTAAAATGTGATGACAATAATGCAGCACAGGCCCAAGTTGGAACAAACTGTAATATCGCAACTTACGCAGCAGGATCCACCATATCAGGTGTATCTTCTGTTAAGATTGACGGTGACAGCTTTACAACCAACGCAGGCGGTAATTTTAGAGTAGTAGGTCTATCTACAGATCCAGACAATAATGATTTTACATTAGCTAACGCTAACATTCTTGTCAAAATCAACCTACACTCACTAACTGATACTACAGGCATATAGGAGGTTAAACTATGGCTATATCTAGAAGTCAACTCGTTAAAGAGTTAGAGCCAGGTCTAAACGCACTGTTTGGTCTGGAGTACGCACGATACGACAATGAGCATGCTGAAATCTTTGATGCAGAGTCATCTGACAGAGCATTTGAAGAAGAAGTAATGTTAGCAGGTTTCGGTTCTGCACCAACTAAATCAGAAGGTGGAGCAGTATCATTCGACACAGCTAACGAAACTTTTACAGCTCGTTATACACACGAAACAATTGCACTTGCATTCTCAATCACAGAGGAAGCTGTAGAGGATAACCTTTACGACAGACTCGCTGCGAGATACACAAGAGCACTTGCTCGTTCAATGTCAAACACAAAGCAAGTTAAGGCTGCCGCAGTTCTTAACAATGCTTTCGCTGCTGCAGGTGCTGCAGGTACAAACCCTGGTGGTGATGGTGTATCACTTATCAACACTGAGCACCCACTGCAATCAGGTGGTTTTTTGGTAAACAGATTAGCAACAGACGCTGATTTGAACGAAGCATCACTTGAGCAAGCATTAATCGACATCGCTGATTTCAGAGATGAGAGAGGCTTAAGAACAGCTATTCAAGGTATGAAACTTATCATTCCAAGACAGCTACAGTTCACAGCTAACAGATTAATGGAATCAACATTAAGAACAGCAACAGCAGATAATGATATCAATGCAATCAAAAACATGGGAGTGATTCCACAGGGTTATACTGTGAACCACTACTTAAATGATGCAGATGCTTTCTTTATCAAAAC